AAGATCATAGGTAATAGTTTTGGAATACCATCTAAAATAATACCACATCCTATTATAAATCTTGTTCTAAAGTTTTTTGCATAACTAAAAGCCATAGATTTTTGATTGATTAAACATCCTACATTCATAGCAAAGAAAATATTATCTGGATTAGCCCAATAGCTTATAACAAATTTTGTATGATAGTGTCCTTGTACTGCTGACATACCCATTGCTTGTGATACCTTTGATATGTCTGCTGATCTTCCGTGAGTAAAAAAACATTTCTGATTATTACTCATAGTCAAAGTTAAATCATCTACCCATTTCCATTTCTTTGTTCCTAGAAAGTCGCCATAATCCTTTAAAAACTCCCTGCTCATTCCGTATTTTAAAGCCCGTCTATATACCAAGCTAGAATGATTACTCTCTACCTCTACCATCTTCGGAAATATGCCCTCTAATGCCCTTATAAAGCCCCTAGAAGCCCTTAACTCATGTCCTGCACTATAGAGGTCGGGATCGTGAGTGTGCATATTTATAGCGTGGAAATCGAGCAAATCTCCTATGTTCACAACAAAGTCTGGTTTATATTCTTTCTTGATTTCTGTTAAAAATTCAAAGCTATCCCTATGATGAAAAGGAATATGAAGATCGCTAATGACCAAAATTCTTTTGTTCACTAATTACCCTCTATTGTTTCTGGAATGTTCTTGATGCGTTCTATTTCTTCTTGTTTGGGATCAACATATTTAACCTGTCCATCTTCAATATGTACATCCCGAACAGTACCATCTTCAAGAATAATATCTTTTAAAATAACAACCATACTGGTGGTTGTATTGTATAAGAATTTTTTAATTTTTACAAGATTTCATCACATTGGAAAGTTCTTCAGCACGTTTCGGTGTTTGCTTTGCCCAACGGCTATCTAACATTTCTTCTGATGCAGTTTGATAATCACTTTCGCCTAATGCTTTCCACATATTTTTAAAATTAGATACTCCTCCGATACCTAGTTGGAATACCATTTCAATGATGACACATTTAGCTTGATGATGAAGTGGTAAATCTTTTATAAGTTGATTTGCATTTGAACAAGCTGTATTGAAATCACCATCAAAAACTTTATCCAAATCTTCCTTGTTGTAGGTCGCACCTTCCTCGTATGGATCGGTAGGTAAAACAAGATGGCCATAGCCGATTGTGGCAAAACCTAGACTATCTTTATAGACTTGATCCCTATAACCTTCGTGTTCTTTAATCCTTGCCTTTAAATCGTCATATTCCATACACTAATACTATATAACAGCGGCAAAATTTCAACAGAAAAATTATATATTAGCTACAATTATAAGAACAATCACTACTACTATAGCACTAGAGATTTTTTTATTCTCTTTTGCTAAAGTCCATAGTTCTTTCATTTTGTCCATACTACCTCCCATGTACTCCATTAATTATTTTAATAATCTTAACTACTTTATCCATATTGTTAAGAGTTTGTTTATGTTCTAAATCAAAAGAATTTACATTTTGCATCAATACTAATGCAACAATTATATGCAACATATATTAATTACAGTTATTTTTATCCAAGTCTATTGGTTTATCATTAAAGAACCATATCCAAGACGAAATTTTAGTTCCCTCTTGTGTATAGGTACACTTCTGGCCTACTGAACAGGCAGTTAAAACGAATATCATAATCAGAAATATAAATACTTTGTTCATAATTATCCTATTTAGCGGAGTATAGTATCAAATATCAAGAGAATTAGCCATTATTTCCTTTTGATAATATCTGCACCTTTAAGTCCATATATAGCAGATACTACACCAATAAATAGGGCTTGATACCAGAACGGCATATTGTTAAAATACTCGAAAAATTTTTCAACTTTCAACATAATTTCAGGATCGTCACTAAAAATACTCCAGATTAACAACATCACGGGGGCGGCTACGAGTATCAAAACGAACTCGTCTTTCCAGCCCTGCTGATTATTAGTCATAACGGCTTGTTTATATTCTAACTCACCTCTTGCCATCTTACTTGCATGAGTAGCTTGGGCATCAGCCATTAACATCTTTGTTTCTTGTCGCTTTTTATAGATATGCGTACCAGCATTTAAAGCTAATTTAATTGCACTAAACCACATAATTCCTCCTAAAATTTATAAAACTTTAATGCACCTAGTATTAAAGCAATCAAAGACCCTACTACAAAAACTGCTTTAATACCACCTTTTCCCATTGATACTTGGTGCTTTAAATCTTCTATATCCTTACTATTTTTCTGAACATCCTTATGTATTTCTGCTAATTTATAACAGATTACTTCCATTGATACTTTACTATTAAATTTATGTGTCAATTTTTTTTTCATCTACAACCTTTTTTTCAAGACACCAAAATTTTATTAGAATTTTATTATCATTAACTAATTTAGAATCCATTTCTTGAATAAGAGAACCTGATCGTTTGTATCCTGCTATTGCACATTCCTTATGAGAAGGATAAACCGATTTAACTTCCATAGGAGGAAGGCACATATTTTGAGCCGCATAACATAATTGTAATATAAGAATAAATTTCATTACTCATTCTCAACCTTCTTCTTTTTCTTTTTTTTCTTTTTGTCTTTAAGGTTTCGTTTAACAAGATTTGTATTCTTTTTAATTTGTTTAGATAAAAATATTTGTCCTTGTTGTAATTTAAAAACTTGTTCTTTCATATTCCAAGTTTCTTTTAAGTTCCAACCGACTAACGCAATCAAAGCGGCAAGAGCAAGACCTACTATTTTATCTTTCAAATCCATTACTGACAGCTTTCACATTCATTTGTGTCGTCAATGACAACACTATTATTTTCATAACTAGCATCTTCTGATCTTTGATTACATTCACAACCATCACATTTACAACCTTCGTGATCTGCCTCTATGCAATGACAAAGATGATTACATTTTTTACAAAATCTTTCATTCATTAATTCCAATTATACTCCTATTCCTAGAAAAATTAACACAATAATAATAGTAATAATCATCCATTTTTCAGTAGGGTTATGAAAAATTTTCATTATTCCTTTATTATTTTAAGTATTTTTTTTCCACCCATATATATTTCAGTTTTAGCTTTAACTATTTTACAACTAAAAATCACGCTTTCAGGATTAACTTCTCTTTGGGCAATACGTTTTGATTTGAGGCATGAACTTAAATTCTCTTTATAAGTATGCTCAATAACATTTCCATTTAATATAAGCAATAAAGCTACTACAGTTTCTATCATTTTAATCCCCAATAAATTAAGACTAAAGGTATAATAATATGTTCAAAAATTTCATATAAACAAATAAAAACTAAAAGCCATGTAAAGAATAAACTTGTTTTAGATTTAGTTATTAAATAAGTAAACATTTTTTCATGCCATGTAGTAATTTTCTGTGTAATTTTTAATAAACTTTCTTTCATTAATGAGTTCCATTTTGTCTAATTTTATCTTTTAATTTTTCTACATCTTCTAATAGTTTATCAACTTGTTTTGATAAAAATTCTATATTAACTTTATTGTGCATACCACCTTCTAATTGTTCAGTATGTTTTTCTATTTGACCTGCCATATGTTCTATTAACATAAATTGTTCTGAATCGGCTGGTAAAGAACCTAATTCTCCTCTCGGCCATTTAATTCTAAAATCAGTATTCTTTTCTAAATCGCTAGTCATAAGTTTGTAATTCGTTTCAATATTATTTAATCTTTCAATAATACCAAAATATGCCCATACACCTACAGCAACTGCTGCCAATATTGACAGTAAGTTACGCATAGGCATACTGATTGCTGTATTATCTGATACTTTCATTAATCGTCATCATCTTCCTTCGGTCTTACTTTGCCGAATATAATCTTATAATTTAATTTAGTTTTTTCTTCCATCTTTGTACTAAATGGATTTGTAGATATACCAATAGATTGCCTGACATTCTCCCAACATCCTGTTAAAAAAAACATAAATATAATTAATAATAAATACCTCATCCATTACTCCCCTAAATACTAGTATATCAAACTTGATAAGTTATATAAATGATTTTATCTTAAAGGTGATCCACCAAACCACATAACTAAAGACTTACGATTTCCTTTAATTACTGGCATAACTCGATGAAGTAGAAAACTAGCGAAAAATATAGCATGACCTTGCTTTAACTTATATTTATTCTTTTCAGAATCT